GCAAGAACGCCATTGCGGAGTGTGACCGCTGTGGGTTTCGTTTCAAGCTGCACCAATTACGTAAAGAAATTATCAAGACTAAGAACTACAATCTCTTGGTCTGCAATATTTGTTGGGATCCCGATCAGCCGCAGTTGCAGTTGGGTATGTACCCAGTGGATGATCCACAGGGCGTGCGCGATCCTCGTCCCGACTTGAGCTACTACCAGTCTGGTAATACAGGCTTGCAAATTGCGTTGACTAACAGTACGTCAACTGAGGCTGCGGGTTTGCCCGCTGAAGGTAGTAGGATTTATCAGTGGGGCTGGAACCCTGTTGGTGGAGCAAGTAATTTTGATACGGCTTTGACGCTAAATTACTTGGTAGTTAACGTAGAAGTTGGTACAGTTACAGTTACAACGACATAAGGAGTCGAACATGGCTAAAAGTGATTCAAAAGAAGACATGAAAATGGACTTGGCACAAGACAAGAAGATGATTAAGTCTGCTGTTGGCAAGCACGAGAAACACATGCACCCCGGCAAAACGCCTACAAAGCTCAAAGCTGGTGGCAAGACTAACAGCGACATGCTCAAGTATGGTCGCGGTATGGCCAAGATCATGAACCAGCGTTCTGTTGGTCGTGGAGGCTAATCATGGCAAAGATTAACAACCTGCCAGCTTCGTCATACGCCAAGCCGCACACAATGAGTGGCAAAGCCGTGAAGATTTCAGACAATCCGGGCGGCATGCCTGTCAAACAAGCTTTGGGGGCTAACCAATCGTTGGCCAACGAGCGTAGCAATCCTTACCCCGGCACTAAAACGTCTGGCATCAAGATTCGTGGCACAGGCGCTGCGACTAAAGGTGTGATGGCACGAGGCCCGATGGCATGAATTACACTGCACTCAGCAACGCTATTCAGGCGTACACGGAGAATACCGAAGCGGACTTTATCGCTGAGATACCCGTGTTCGTTCAGCAAGCTGAGCAGCGTATTTACAACTCGATGCAGTTCCCATCCATTCGCAAGAATGTGACGGGCTCGACGTCTGCCAACAACAAGTATCTGGGATGCCCCAACGATTTTTTGGCCGTGTATTCCATAGCGATCATTGATGCTACGGGTGCGTACGAGTACTTGCTAAACAAAGACGTTAACTTTATACGTCAAGCGTACCCTGTGCCTACAGATACGGGTTTACCCCGATACTACGCGTTGTTTGGTTCTCAGAGTAACGACGTCAACGAGTTGACTTTTATTCTTGGCCCAACCCCCGATGCCACATACGGCGTTGAGTTGCACTATTACTACTATCCACCATCTATTGTGACTGCGGGTACGTCGTGGCTTGGTGATAACTTTGATTCTGTATTGCTGTACGCGTCTTTGGTCGAGGCTTACACATACATGAAGGGCGAGACTGACATGATGACTCTGTACAACCAGAAGTTCATGGAAGCGCTTGCTCTAGCAAAACGTTTGGCCGATGGTATGGAGCGTCAAGACGCGTATCGTTCTGGACAGTTCCGACAAAAGGTGACTTGACATGTCTATCCAACAAACAGCAACCACAAGCTTCAAAGTTCAACTGCTTCAGGCAGTTCATAACTTTGGCCCCACAACGCCTAATACTTTTAAAGTGGCGCTGTACACGGGCGCGGCCAACATCAGCGCAACAACTACCACCTACACAGGTACTAGTGGGGAAGTGGTTGGAACAGGATACACGGCAGGCGGAAACACCTTGGTGATTTCTACATCACCAACCTCTGGCAACAACTCTAGTTTTGTCCCAACCGCGTTCGTTTCGTTTAGCAATACTACTTGGACAAATGCTACGTTTACTTGTCGTGGTGCGTTGATTTATAACGATACTGTTTCGGGAAAGCCTTCAGTTGCGGTTTTGGACTTTGGTTCAGACAAAACAGTAAACAACGACACTTTCCAAATCATCTTCCCAACCCCCGATGCCAACAGCGCCATTGTGCGCATCTCTTAAGGATCAATCATGGAATTCAGTTCAGCAAAAGACCAAGTGTCAGCTTCTTTAGTTACCCGTCCCGGCCTTGGTGAAACCGTTGGTGCTGGTGGTGTTTACTCCGTTACTTGCGTAGGCGCAGATGGTGTAGAGAAGTGGTCAGACACATTCCACAACTTGGTTGTAAACCAAGGCTTGGCCAACATGAACGGCGCGTACCTTGCCGGTACTGCACAGACTATCACTTGGTATCTTGGTTTGGTCACTGGCCCCGGTTCAGGCACAACGTTTGCCGCTGGCGACACACTATCTTCCCACGCTGGTTGGACAGAAAGCACCGCATACTCGGGTAGCCGCAAAGCAGTGACGTTTGGTGCTGCTACGACTGCTAACCCATCCGTTATTAGCAACACAGCTTCACCATCTTCTTTTGTGATGAATGCCACAGTTGTTATTGCTGGCGCATTCTTAGCGTCTACCACTGACAACTCCGGTATTTTATTCTCTGAGGGTGACTTCACTGGAGGTGACAAGTCTGTTGCATCCGGCGACACATTGAACGTTACTTACACATTCTCACTGACAGCGACCTAATAGGTTATGTTTGGGGATGTAACGTTTGCACAAGCGCCGTTTGCCTCCGCCGGGGGCAACACGCTTACTGCCGCCATCTCTGAAGCAGGATCTGGTGTTGATTCTGTAAACGCACTATTTACTGCTGGTGGTTTAATTAACGAAACAGCTTCTGCTTTTTCCTCTCAATCTGTACTCGCTACTTTTGCTGCAGCCAATTCTGAATCTGCCTCTGGAAACGCTGTATTTAACACGCTTAATAACATCTTCAATGTTTCTATTCCTGAAACGGCAAGCGGTGTAGATACTGTTTCTGTAATCGGCACGTATCCCGGTAGTATTACTGAAGCTGCTTCTGGCATAGCTTCCATACAGGGACAAGCAGTATTTGTTGGCAGTGTTTCAGAAGCTGCAAGTGCCATAGATGCTATTGTTGCGCGGGCCATTTTCTTAGCCAGCCGAGCAGAAGCCGCTTCGGGCATTGATTCTGTAGCCGCGCAGGTGGCGTATGCCGCAGCTATCACAGAAGGTGTGTCTGCTAGTGCCGTAAGTACATCACAAGTTAATTTTGCTGCGGCTATCATTGAAGCCGTTTCTGGGCGGGACACCGTTACAACTGCGGCAAACTTTGTGGCATTGGTTGCAGAAGCGGTTTCCGGTTTAGATACTACGCAGCGCGGTCTTTCTATTCAAGCAGCTATTGCTGAGAACGCATCAGGTGTGGATTCTTTAGCTAGGACGGTAGTGTTTGCCGGGTCTGTTGCTGAGTTTGTATCCGGAATTGATGCTATAAGTGTTGTTAAGACGGTAAATGCCAACGTCACAGGTATTCAACTTCTGGTTTCTATTGGTGACGTACTTGTTTGGGCGGTAATAGATGACAGCCAGAACCCAAACTGGCAAAATATCAATAACGCGCAAGGTACGGGTTGGACTGTAATAGCTAACCCCTCAACACCCGGTTGGAACGACCTACCGTCGTAAGGATAAAAGATGGCTATTGTTTTAAAAGATCGGGTCAAACAGACCGCCGCTGCACCGGGCACAGGCACTATTACGCTGAGTGGGTCAGTTACTGGGTTCCAAGCGTTCTCTGCCATTGGTAACGGAAACGTTACCTACTTCGCCATTTCCGACCCTGTCTCTGGCGCATGGGAAGTTAACTACGGCACGTACACATCGTCCGGCACAACACTGAGCCGCAATGCCACACCGCTGTCTTCCTCTGCCGCTGGCGCGTTGGTCAACTTTACTGGCGCAGTAGATGTATTCTGTACATACCCATCCGAGAAAGCTATTTACGAAGAGGTAACTGGAAATGTACTGATTGATGGTGGCCCAATCACAGTTATTGGTTCAGGTGTTACAAGCTACACAACATTTGGGGCGGCTTTAGCTGAGTTGTACGCCAATGTTGCTGGCTTTGCCCAACTGTATGCTCAAAACTTAAATAATGATGCTACGGCATCTACAGATATTGTTGCTTATAACAATTTGGGTGATGGCACCAATAACTTCATTGACATGGGTATCAGTAGCTCAAACTACAATGATGCGACATACCCAATTTTTACTGCAGGCTCCGGCTACGTATACAACGATGGTGGTGAGCTAATTATTGGTACAGGAACCGCAGCCAAAGATGTTTTGTTATTTGCCGGTGGTGTAGCTACAACCAATTGGGCTGCACGTATTTCTGGTACTGACCAATCAATTACAACTAAAGCAGGGCTTACTGTTGGTGGTGCATTTACCTCAACAGGCGCGGCCACATTTAGCTCAACTGTTCTGCTTAACGCAAACCCAACACTGAACTTACAAGCGGCAACCAAGCAGTATGTGGACTCAGCCGCAGCAACAGGATTTAC